TAATACTAGAGTTCTTCGCTAGGGACTCCCAGGGCTTTTTAGCTATTTTTGTACTCGCCCTGGGTACAGACTTTGTCAATCCTAGAATTTTTTTTTTATTTTTTTATTTTTTTATTTTTTTCATATCAAAAATTTACAAGCTCGTAGAATTTAGTTTAAATTTACTGTGCATAATTTGCATTTTCAGAAACAAACCAGATAACAACGAAGAGTACGGACAATAATGTTAGGATATAGATTAAGAGAAAAACAAGCTAAAGAGGCAAGGGGAAAAGGAGTAAGAAGGACAGGTGCTTTAGTGATGAGACAACGGTCTCGTTTGGCTGCATCAAGCGTGGCAAGAATGCCAGCTTATATCAGACCAACAACTAATATCTATCAAAGAAGCGGAGATAAAAAGGGCATGGACACTGACATCCTTGGAGTCTCAACAATTGCCTCAGCAACTGCTTCATCTGCGGGCGTGGGAGTTCTCAACTTAATCCAAACTGGATCTGGATCATGGAACCGAGTGGGAAGGAAGATTTTTCCTAAAAGCGTGCGTCTGCGTTACGGAATTGACTACACTTACAGCAACGATGGCGATCAAACCTATCCTCTATCAGTCAGAGTTCTGCTTGTGTGGGATGCTAACCCTTCAGGTGGTGCGAAACCTCTGTTTACAGAGATGTTCAAAGACACCGACCAGACAGGCGCGGAAACTACTAGCTGGAGAAGCGGACCTGCATATGATGCCATGGGAAGGTTCACAATTCTCAGAGATAAAGTTCATACCTTTGTCCCTGAGGTATTTCCACTACCGGTGACAAATGGACTTGCACGTTCGAGAATCGACTGCGACGAATTCGTCCCTTTGCAACAAGCAATGGAAACTGTGTATTCAGGACAAAATAACCCCATGACTATCGCCGATATTTATTCAGGGGCTCTTTACATAGTCTCAATCTGCGATTCATCTCCTCCTATCGGATACGGAATCCAGTTCTCGCCTTACAGCTGGGCACGTCTGCGTTATACTGATTAATTTCTATATATAATAAAAGGTTAATTTAACACCAAAAAGATAATATATTAAACCTCTACTCCCTACCGGGACATAGTCCCTCGACGCGGGTAAACCCTATCCTAAGAGCTAACGCCCACCGGCCCACGTCGCTACGCTCCGATATCCGGGCCGGACCTAATTCGGATGATTCGGATGATTCGGATGATTCGGATGATTCGGACAGTCGGACATTCGGACAGTCGGATGGACTTTCGCATATAAGGGGTATTTCAGAAAGTCACAGGAGAAAGTTCCGACTTTTCTCTCTCCTTATTATAACTTATACTACAGGCGCGAAAATTAAATTCTTTTAGCGAACTTTTTTTTTATTTTTTTATTTTTTTATTTTTTTCATATCAAAAATAACACCAGATTTGGATGCCTAGCTTTCAAATAAATTCGAAAAGTTTATTCTTAACCTTTCCTCAATGTCAAACGAGCTTATTACGATTTCAAGAATTAATAAACGGATTCTTCGGGAAGAATCTGGAGAAGGGTGTGATCTGTCAAGAGAACCACAAGGACAGTCAGGACCTACACCTGCACGCAGCGATATGTCTGAAGGAGACTTTACGCTCCAGAGATCCAAGAGTTTTCGACTGCCTAGTGGAGCCAGCCCAGCATGGGGATATCGAGACGAGGTTCAAAGGAGGAGTCCTGAAAGCATTTCAGTACGTGATGAAGGACGGGAACTACCTCCCCCTGGGTCAGGGGTTCGATCTCAACCTGTTCATGGAACAAGCTACAAAGAAGAAGTGTACAAAGACTTCCCTAATCTTGAAGGACATCCAAGCCGGGGCGACTCTGGATTCTCTAGTGCCCGAACACGCAGAGTATTTGCTCCAAAACCTGCAAAAGGTGAAGGCCTATCTCGACTTCTTAAGTCTGCGAGAAAAACGATTAGCGTTTGCCGAGGGCCAAACACAAAAGGTCCATGTTATGCCTGCAGAGGGTTATTGCTTGAGCTGGAATCAAGAGATTGCTTCCTGGCTGAATCTCAATCTGAGACAGAAGAGATCTCATCGTCAGAAGCAGATGTGGATCTGTGCTCCTCCGGGGATGGGGAAGACCTCTATGATCATGATGCTTGAGAAAGCATATGATCTCCAAGTCTACTACTGGCCGAAAGAAGAAGTATGGTGGGATGCTTATTCTGATGGAGCATATGACTTAATTGTTTTGGATGAATTTCATTCCCAAAAAACTATTACTCAACTGAATCCAATTTTATCTGGAGATCCCACCCCTTTGTCCCGCCGCTGTTCAGCTCCTTTGACAAAGCGTGATAACCTTCCTGTTATCATTATGTCTAACTATTTGCCTGAAGAATGCTTTTCTAAAGTGGCCGCCAATGCTCCAAGTAAATTGGCTCCATTGATCGACAGGTTAACTATCGTTAACGTACAGGGTCCCATCAGGATGGCACCTGTTCTTGAAGACGATCCGCAAGAGGTTCTTGCTGCTCTTACGGATGAAACATCCTACGTCCAGTTAACTCCGTCACCTGGTACTCCTAATCTTCGTCAGTTCGGCGACGACGAAGAGGATTGGTTTGCTGAAGAAGAATTCCGTAGGAATAATGATTTCAATTTATATAATAAAGTTTCAATCTAATACACAGTTCACTCGAGACATAACTTACTCGTAAACGGTTGTTTTCAATCCACCAATCAAAGATGGGAGGATTGGGAGTGGCTAGCGAAGG